GACGCTAGCTGGTTTCCGCCTTCGACACTGGATAAATCCATAGCACGGTATATGTAATCAGGTCCAACTCCGTACACATTGTTTAATCAAGCTCAAGAGAAAGCAGTGGGTTAAATAATTTATATAAATGAGTAGTAAAATATTTAATTGATCCTCTAGACATAATCAACAGTAAACTATGTATACTATAATCTAAATACACCCTACGTCCATTCAATTCATCAATATATGCAAAAACAAGGTCACGAGTAAAAGCGTTATGAAATTTTTCCATTTTATTAATAGTATCAAATCTTATTAATTTATTTGAATAGCCACCATATTCAGAAAACTTCTTTAAACTACCACTTAAACCAAAATATTTAGCGTTATGGAATATTGAATGATACTTAAGGTTAAAGTTATTCATAATGAAAGCTTGTACCAACTGTTCATATTTACTGACAAATTTTTGAGGTATGCCAATTGCGGAGGCAGCCGCATTAATTAAATTACGATTAATGTTATAAACATAAGCTCCAAATTCAATAGCTGAATCGATGTCAAAAGACGCTCCTAATCCACCTACTATTTCTCCCATTGTACCTGAAATATCACGATCATGTACAGTTGGTAATGTAGTATATCTAAATAATCGGCCGTATGAGCTGCTTTGATGATAACCAGGTAAAAAAGGTAAAATTACATTAAAACTTGAATCGTCACTTTCAGGAAGATATCCATCCACTGATAAAGCATATTTTAAATCAGAATATGTTCTAACTTTAATCGCACACAAAGCATGAGTTTTTAATACTTCAATGTCTTTTGGTACTATAGAGTAGGAGAATACATGTCGTAAAAACGTTGAATCTAAAGAGGCACGTTCATCTAAAGTCTCGGTTCGTACAGTCAGAGATTGTTCAATTTTAGCTCTATTATGGTTGACATACATTAAACTAGAAGGGACTGTTATTTTATTTTTCCTTAACTGATCAAAACTATCTAATGACATTTGAACTCTATGACTATCAAGATATTTATTCAAATTATGAACCATAACTTCAATCTCACCTAAACCTAATTCCGATTTACGACTTTCAGTTAAATGTCTTAACCTTTTGAAACGCAGTAAATGCTCACCTAATGTAAATCCCCATGTATGACGTTCTTTCCAATCTAGAAAATCCGAACTTAATTTTAAACGCACCACCTTATCTTGGTGTTTAACAAATTCTACAAACTTAAACATGTGTTCTTCATCGCTAGTAAAAAACATCTGATTGATAAGCAAGAAAGCGCCATCTCCATTTAAACTCGTTGGGCTTTTGGCTCGATAAGTTAATATAGTACAGTTAGGATCGTCAATTTTAAAATGAGCAAAATATAACATAGGCCAGGAAATAGGGGAGGTCATTATCGTTACGAAAGGATACACCAAACGGACTGAATTTTCAAATTTACTTAAATCAATTACAAATAACTTATCTAAATTAGCATCATGATCAACCAAACGTCGAATTAAACTTTTATCCCGATCAGTATATAAATAACGTGATGTTCTATGACAATTCCAGATTGCATAACCAATAGAAATATTATTATCAATAGCGTAGGATCGTTGAGATTTAGAACTCAAAACTTCAAGTACTATCTTAATCATATCTAAGGTATGACGTTTAGTGGTATCCGAACGTTCGTCACAAAACAGAGACATTCTAGCAGGATAAGGTACATAAACTCCTAAAATTGCAGCTTGTTGTAGAAACACACCAAACAATCTTGATAAAGAAACATCTTCTTCATAATTTATTTTAGATAACCCTTGGTTCCTTAATTTTAACCATTCTTTTACCAAATTTGGATATTTTACACCATTAACAATTACTTCAAAAACGTCGTCTCCCATCACTGAATGTAGCAATCGAATCATTCTATTATCTAACTTTGAAAAGTATTTTCTTTCATTATTAAGTAAATACAAGCTTAAAAAAAGAGTATGTTGAGCTGAAGTAGCAAAAAAACCTGATTGAAAAGTTTGATCTGAAACGTTCATTCCTTTAGAGAAAAAATTGTCCTCTAAATACATATTCATGGAAAACATATAATATAAACATTTTGCCGCATGAATGGTTGGACCTCGCAAACGTCTAACGAATTGTTCATGGTATTTTTCGTGATGTTGAATTAAACAGTATTCTTTATCTTCAGCGAAGAAATATCTAGCACATTTGCCTGTAGGGTCAAGTTCATATAATACTTCAATCATTTTACGTCGTAAAAACAAAGTTAAATTAGGTAGAGTATGGGCATCCATACCTTTCATATCTGAAGAGTTTTTAACAGAAAGAACATCTCCTGATGAAATCATTTGAGCTTTAGCGTCTAATAAATTACCAATCTGTTTGCCAACAGCAATCTTTTCATTAAACCTTTTATCTGACTTTAGTACATTAAATCCTAATAATAAAAATAATTCACTTGATTGAATCGCATTGGGCACAATCACTATAACACGAGCTCTTCTATCTATTTGAAACCTTATTGCACATTTTCCATGGGCTATCAGCATGTTTAAAAACTTTGATTCAATTTGATAATCATTACGATTTAAAGCGAATGCTATGATTCGGGCATTTGAAATACCTTTTAACTCTTTTGATAATGTCGGTTCTTCACTTTTAATACCACCTGATTTATTCGTCAAAAATGTAACAAAACGTTTTTCAAAATCATTAATATCTTCAAACTCTTTAACTAACGTACTCTTCCACTCTGAATCAAACAATGATGACATTTCATTCAATACAGGAACTTTAGTCCAATCATGTAAAATAGGAGTCTGCAAACCTTGTTCTGTTATCAAACTAACTTTTGGTTCGGGCTGTTGTACCATTACTTTAGTCTTAGTACTAATTGACTTTTCATATTCTAATAATAATGAAGTTTTGTTATATATTCCAAAATTTGAAATAATAGTGCTAGTCATTGTTAGCCATCTTAAATATTCCGTGTTTTTACCACTTTCTAAATATAGATCATGAGTTTCAAATTTGTTAGGTTCTCTGCTTAATTTAATTTTATTGATATCACAGATCATTTGGTTAATATAGTCACCTCTCTTTTTACAGTTTTGAATTGCATTGTTAACAAAGGGTTTCATATAAGACGGGATCTTACTTAAACTAGACGATAATTTATCTTTCTCCTCTTCATCAAACCAAAATTCAGAATCAATTTTTTCAACTCTATGTTCCAACGGCTTCATATCTTTAGAATACAACACTGCTAAGGCATAACCAATACTATCATAACATAATTTCGGCCACATTCTAAAACTATCTTTAAATTCAAGTTGACGTTGGTAGGTTGAAGTAGCTGAACAATTCATCAAATGCTTAGCATAAATTAAAGCAGTCTCGGTTGATAAATCACATAACAATTCTCCAATTATACCATTTAATAATCCATGCATAACACTAGGTAAACAACAAGATACTTCCTTATTTGTCGTAATACTAATCTTTGTATTATCCAGCGCACCAAATTTACTACTATGAGTGTGATGATAAAATGGTATTCCTTCGTAATGTTTGATAATTTCAGCTAAATATTGCCAACATACTGTTTCGGTACCTTTCTTCAATTTTTTGCTTTTATTGACACAATCAGGTAAATGCATATAGGCTTCATACTCGCAGATCTTTTGCTTCATAAAAAAACAACTTAAGATTTGTGTTTCAAATGTACCAAATCTGTGTTGGATACTTAACTTGTTAAACATTTTGTCCAATCCAATTAAAATTTGTAATTTAACGTCATTAGGCATTGCATGTTCGTAAATTCTGTTATCATAATGATTGCTGTAATTATGAAGATTTTGAACTTCGATATTACTGTTTGAAGTGAAAAATGACTGTATGCATTTGCGGATATAATTAATGCTCCAATTAGGCAAATATCTTATTTTAGGATTAATAGCTAACTTGTTTACGTCATCAAATCCAAAACTAGAATAATCAAATATTCTGGTAGGATGTAGCAATGGCTTTAAATCATTAACAATCATATCTGTATTAAGCACAAATTCGGGTTCACGTGGCTCGTTGTTATCGGCAAAAGCCAAAATTAAATCGCTCGCTCTATTTAAAACAATAGCTCCATATTGCAATTCGTTTTTTATTAGTTCTTTAGTCAAAGGTTCTGTTCCGATGAATAAATCCCGGATCTTTTCTGCTTTATTGAAAATGGCATCAATCATGTTAACTTTATCATTAAGAATTTTTTCATACTCAGCAACTTTCTCGTCTATTGAAAAAACGCGGTTGTATTGATTCTGCACTTTTGTCTTTCTAAAATTTGAGGGTTTTGGGACTGAAGATGATGTGTCTTTATTATTTGAGGTAGTTTCGTTTTCTTTTTGATCTTGTTTTGCTAGTTGTTCTTTGTATTTTAGTATGTTCTTGTATTTTTCTAGGCATTTCTCTTTTGCTCGACAAACGGTTCGTACGATCATTGTTCCTTTTGATACGTGGGTCGGCAGGAAAAAACTT